GGTGACCCCGCGGCGACGGTCTTCCCCTGGGAGCAGTTCGTCGCCCGCGTGCGGCCGGTGCCCGAGTACGTGGTCGCCAGCCTGATCCACAACGCCCCCCAGCGCACCGTGCAGGTCACCGCCTCGCGGCTCGACCCGACCTACCAGATCGGCGCGCGCACCGGCGACGAGGCGGCCACCGGCCCGCAGCCGCTGCTGCCGATCATGGACCGGGAGATCGACGTCGCCAACTTCTCGCTCGAGGGGATACTGACCTCGATCTTCCAGCCCGCCGAGGGCCACCTGGTGGCGGGCATCGACTGCGGCGCCTCGGACGACCCGACGGAGATCCTGATCTGGGAGACGCGCGGGCAGGTCGCCCGCTGCGTGGCGCGGCTGCAGCTCAAGCGGTTCGACTACCCCGCCCAGCGCACCGCGGTGCGCGTGCTCGACCGGCTCTTCCGCCCCTCGCACGGCTGGGGCCTCGACGCCACGGGCGTCGGCTCGGCGCTGGAGCATCTGCTCCGCGAAGGGGAGCAGGGGTGGACGCTCGACGGCCGGGTGACCGGCTACGTCTTCAACGGTCGCGTGCCCGACCGCAACCCGGAGACCGGCGAGACGATCGAGGACCCGGCCACCGGCCGCGCGCGCCAGGTCTCAGCCAAGGAGCTCGCCACCCGGCTGCTCGAGATGCGGATCCAGCGGGCGCGGATCGAGTTTCCCGCCGACCCGGCCTTTCTCGCGCAGTTTCCGAACCACACGGCGGAGATCGGCTCGTCGGGGGCACGCGTCTTCCGGAACACGGCCGACCACATCGTGGACGCCTCGCGCGTGGCGATGCTCCGCCTCTTCGACCTCGAGCACGGCGACGGCGCCGTCGCCCCGGTGCTCTTCCAAGTTCCCCGCGGCCTCGGCCGCCGTCCCGCCATGGAGGCCTTCGCATGAGAGTGACCATCGCCGAGGGAGCGACGACGAGCTCCTCGATCGACCTGTCGCAGAGCACCTTCACCGCGCTCCTGATCCCCGACGGCTTCACCGGCGCCACGATCACCTTCCTCGCCGCGGTGGACGGCGAGACCTGGAAGGCGGTCGTGGACGACACCGGCGCGGCCGTGTCGATCACCGCCACGGACGACCGCTGGGTCGCGCTCTCCGGCGCGGTGGCCGCGAAGCTCGCGCCGTTCCGGTTCCTCAAGCTCGTCTCGGCGAGCGAGGAGGAGGCGGCCCGCACGATCCGCTTCGCCGTGAGGCCGCGATGATCGGCGTGGACGAGACCATGCTGCTGCTCTGGACCGAGAGCTGGAGCGGCAACGAGCTGCCGCCGGACGTCCTCCTGGTGGACGACACCTCGGGCACCGACTACTACGCCCCGGACGACACGACCACCGACGCGCTGGTGGTGGAGGACTGACGATGCGACGACTGCCGATCTACCTGCTCGCCCTCGCGCTCGCCGCCGCGCCAGCGCTCACCCAGACGCCAGTGCGTCTGCCGGACCTCGACGCCGCAACCACGCCGCTCGGCGACGACGATCTCTTCCTGGTGCGACAGGACGGGCAGACCCGCGACAAGAAGGTCACCTGGTCCACCGTCCGCGCCAGCCTCCAGGACGCCCTCGTCCTCGTCCTCGGCCCAGCCAGCGTCTGCGTGGACAACCAGCTCGCGCGCTGGGACGGAGCGAGTAATACCCAGTTGCAGTGCTCTGCTCTCACAGTAGCCGACACGACCGGCGACATCACCGCGCCCGGCGCGCTGACGATCAGCACGGCGGGGAGCAACGGGGACATCACGCTTGATCCGCACGGGACGGGAATCGTCATTTCGTCAACCATCAAGTGTGGGAAAACTTCAAACTGCAATCTATATCTTGACGGTTTCGGTGGCGGGTATGGAGTGTTTAGTGGAAAAAACTGGTTTACGAACGACTTAGGTGCAACAACCAGTTCCTCTGGTTCAATAGGGTGGACAAGTGGTGCAGCCAATAATCCCCGTGATCTTGTTATTGCAAGGGATGCGGCCAACACCCTAGCCCAGCGCAACTCAACCAACGCGCAGACCTACCGCCTCTACGGCACCTACACCGACGCGAGCAACTACGAGCGCCTGTCGCTCTCGACGCAAGCAGGGACGAGCGGGACGATTGCGATGGAGACTGCGGGCACGGGCGCGGACAACCTGGACCTCATCCTGAAGCCAGCCGGGACCGGGCAGCTCTACGTTGGGGCTGGAGGTGTGACGGCTGCCTCACCGGTGGGGGCTGTGGTGAACGCCACCGGCGGCTCCGGCACGGACATCGCTGGCGCGAGCCTCACCCTCGCAGGCGGCAAGGGCACGGGCGATGCAGCGGGCGGCAGCGTCGTGATCCAGACGAGCGATCCGGGCTCTACCGGCACCACGCTCCAGACGCTCGCCACGCGGGTCACGGTGGGCGTGGAGCGGACCACCTTCGCGCAGCTCGTCAAGCTGCATGGCACGGCAACTACGCCCGCCTCGCCCGAAGCTGGAGACATCGTGTTTGATTCTGCCAACGCGCTCTTCTGTGGGTACAACGGCTCAGCGTGGGTGAGCTTCAGCGGCGTCGGAACCTGCTGGGCTGATTAGGAGACTGACCATGCGGCGCCACCTGGACCCCATGACCAAGGAGCCCCGCGGCCCGCTCTGGCTCGGCCTGCTGCTGATCCTGGGCGGGATGTTCGGGCTCCTGCTGCTCTTCACCGGCTGCGGCTCGGCGGCGGTGTCCGCTGGCCCCGCCGTGGGTGGGTCGAGCGGGCTCGGCTACGAGCGCCCGGCGGCGGGCATCGAGGCGGTCGCCGAGCGGCCGGGGCTGCGGGCGGAGATGGCGCTTTCGACGGCGACCAAGCCCGGCGAGGAACGAGGCGGTGGGGCGGAGGCGCGTCTGCTCGCCGGGCAGCGACACGGGCGGCTTGGGCTCTGGGCTGGCCTGCGTGGCTACGCGCAGCGAGCAGACGAGGAGACGCGGACTGGCTGGAACCCGTTGCTCGCCGTCTCGTGGCAGGTGGATCGCTCGTCGCGCTGGTGGCTGGTCTGGGACGCACCCGACAGCTCGTGGCGGGCGACGCAGGCGATTCGGCTCGTGCTCGAGGTCGGGCGGGATCTGGTGTTCGCGCCGGGGTGCGACTACGTTCGGTTCGGGGGTTGGGGGAAACGGTCGGAACACGGGTGGGCCTGCACGGCGGCGGTGCGGTGGAGGATGCGGCCATGAGCGCGAGTGCCGACGAGATCCGCGAGCTGATCGTCCAGGTGCTCGCCGAGCAGCAACGGGAGCGGTCCCCACGGCGGCGGGCGCCGGTGTCGCGCTACGCCGACGAGACCGGGAAGACGTGGTACTCCGCCACGCTCAACCGCCTCCAGGCGCTCGCGGTGCTCGCCGGGCTGCTCGGCTCGATCTCCGGCGTCGTCTGGGCGACCATGGGCGCCCGCGACCGGCTGGAGGTCTTTCCCGTGGTCAACGAGCGGATCATCACGCAGGCGCAGGCGACGGAGACCCGGATCGCCGCCGAGTACGCCACCAAACGCGAGCTGGAGCGGGCCATCGCCGCGATCAACGAGCGCGGCGCCGCCGAGCTCGGCGACGTCAGGGTGCTCCAGGAGCAGGTCGCCACCCTGCGGGCCCAGGTCACGCGGGTCGAGGAGAAGCTCGACCGGGTGCTGGCGAGGGGACGATAGCGGCCGTGGCGATCGACCTCTGGTGGCCGGCGTTCGAGGAGGCGTTTCGCCGCACGCGGCGGATCTCCGTCTCGGCTGACCTGGCGGGGGTCCACCGCACCACCGTCTACGAGACCCTCCACCGCCGGCCCGACGTGCGCGACCGGTTCGTCGCCGTCCGCTCCGAGATCTCGTCCGCCCGCGCGCGCCGCAGCGCCGACCGCGCCGATGCCCTGATGCAGTCGAGGAGGTAGACCATGCCCGCGCCGACGCCCTTGACCGTCCTCCCCGTTCCGCGCATCGACCGGAGCTTCGCCCGCGAGCTCGCCAGCGAAGAGCTCGCCGAGACCACCTTCAAGTCGAACAGCTACCTCCGGGAGGACGAGCACCCGTCGAAGATCGTGCGCGAGAAGTCCGAGGCGACCGACCGCCTGGGCGAGATCTACGACCGGATGCTCGGCTCCGACCTCGACCTCGCCGGCTTCCACCGGAAGCGAAAGGACGCGGTGCTCGCCCTCCCGAGGTTGATCGTCCCGACAGACGCCAGCCCGGAGGCCAAGGACACGGCCGACTTCTGCCACCAGGCGCTCACCCTGGTGCCCTCCTTCGCGGTCAACCTCAGCCACCAGCTCGACGCGATCGCCAAGGGGATCGCCTTCGAGGAGATGTTCTGGGAGCGCCTCTCCCGCGGCCCGCTCGCCGGCGCATGGGTGCCCGTGAACCTGATCGACCGGCCGATGTGGCGGTTCCTCTTCCGCGATGGCGTGCTCCACGTCCGCCGCCCGAAGAGCGCCGAGCCGGTCGCCGCGCCGGCCGGAAAGTTCCTCGTCATGCGCCACGGGACGAAGGACAACGCCTGGGGAGCGGCCTTGCTCGACGAGGTCTACTGGGCGTGGTGGCTCAAAAAGAACGGCCTCAAGTTCTTCGCCGTCTTCCTCGACAAGTGGGCGCAGCCGACAGCCATCGGCAAGTACCGCCACCGCACCGGCGGGCAGGAAGCCGAGAAGATGAACGCGGCCGACCAGAACCAGCTCCTCGGGGCTATCGAGGAGCTGGTTCTGGTCGGCCGCGTTCATCTTCTC